TTCGTTTCAGGGTCTAGGGTCTGGCTGGGTTGATCACCCTCGTCGTCATCTTCATCTTGGTCGTCGTCATCTTCCTCGCTATCGTCATCTTCCTCGCCCGGATCTTCTTCCCCATCATCTTCGGGATCTTCCTCAGCTTCTTCCGCTGGGGCTTCTTCCTCAGTTTCAGGTTCTTCACGCTCAGCACGTGGCCGGGTTTTCGCTGTAGGTTTCTGCGTTTCCTCGGATTCATCGTCGTCACCGAGTACAGACTCCCACGCACTTACTGCCACATCATACTCAGACTCGTCAGCGCCGTGTGTGGTGCCTTGAGCTTCCTGATTAGATCGTGCCATTGGTAATACTCCGTTAGTCTAGCAAATTGTCAAGCCCGAGCGCTACCTTTTAACCCTTTGACTTGACATTGTTTTGGGCGATCTGCTTGTTGAGGCTGCCTGCGTTACACATCGTCTTGATCTCAGTACGGAGTTTACCAACCGCCTGGATCATATAGTAGGCATTCTCGCGGCGGGTCTGTTCGACCGGCTCTGAGTTTACCCACATATCATTATAGTTGGCCACGATGGCATCAAGCGCATCTTGCCAGATCTCGTTATCATTCAGCAATTTGGCCGCTGAACGGATGGTTTCTGCGTTAGGTACGTTGGCCATTACATCGCCCCTGGTGTCATAGGTGGTTGTTGCGGGCCTTGCTGCTGCTGCGCGGCCTGCTGTTGTTGAGCTTGTTCCTGTGCCGCCTGCTGGCGACTCTGGTTGAAGTCTTGGAGCATATTGTGCAAGTGCTGACTGCCTGCTCGCTCGCGGTCTACCTCGGCCTTAATTCCTGCAATATCCACCGATACGCCTTTTTGACGTAGTTCTTCGGCTCGGAGCATCATATCAGCCATCATCTTGTCACGCTCGCGATCATCGGCCTGAATTGCTTTCCAGACTTCCAATTCGTGCTTGCGGTCGTCGTCCTTGGCGCGCTGCTGCACCTTGCTGACCTCGGCCTGGGCGAACAGTTCTTCGGGCGTTGGGCCTGCCGGTTCCTGGGGTGGCGGCTGATTCGCTGGGTCGGTTGGGTCTTTAAGGAACCGTTCGATATCCACGATGCCAGACATTTTGGCTATCTCGGCCAGCGTGTTGCGGTACTCTGTGATACCGGCCAGCGGGTTATCCGGGCCTGCCGTCTGGATTATCTGCTCTTGCTTCGCCGCCAACTCGCGCAGTACCGCGAGGCGTTGCTCTTGCGAGCCTGTGCCTAGCGCCACCGTCGGGCTAACGTCCATCTCCCGCTTCCATGAGCGCGGGTCAACCTCAATGAATCGACCACTCATACGCACCCACTCTGCACGCTCAGCGTTCTCGCGCACGATGCGTAGCATCATCTTGAAGAACTCTTTCAAGCCTCCTTCGACGAAGTTGCGGGCGATATGCTCAATGCGGCTAATGGCGCTTTGGGATGCCAAGTCAATGGCCGAGGTGGACGTGGACTGTAGCGCGTCAGCGTTAAGCCCCTGCGATGCCTCGTTAAGCCCCGTGCGCGACTCGGCCAACGTGTCAAGGTATTGCATTACCGGGAAGATCTCGCGACCTTGGAACGGCTGGAGCTTGTACTGGTACATGCCGGGTGCCTTGACCCGCACGATCTTACCGATCTCAGTGGACATGGCGTCATCAAGGTCAACTTGGCCCTCGACTGCCTCAATGTCCGGGTGGATCGACTTAGCCAGGGAGTCCATGGTATTGCGCATAATCATGGTCTTTAGCTTCTGAATATCTTCTACTAGCTCCCCGAGGCTATGGCCTATGACTTGGTGCGCCACTGGGCTGGGGCAAATATCGACAAGCGGCGCGTAGTCTGCCAGCGTGTTGTCCAGAATCGTGTGGCCCGACCCGCCTGTGCAGATCTTGCGCAACTCAGCGATCCCATCCCCGTCTTGGTCAATTCGTATCCACGACTCAATGTATTCGACTTCTCGCATACTCGGGTCAGCGGACGTGCCAGCATCTTCGTCCTCAGTGTCACCTACAGAACGAGCGTCAACTGCCTGCTCCCGGTAATCGTCATCCGGCCCTGGTAGGTCGCTTATCTCGTCCCAGTCGTACCCCATGACCATGAGGTCAGACAAGGTTACTGTGCGCCTGTGGCCCACAAGACGGGCCTCTGGGATGTTACGGGCAGCCCGGTGGATGATTAGTTCTTCCGTGGGCACCGCCTGGAAGCGCAAACGACCCTTTGACTCGATGCGCGTAACGGTAACGTCGAAAAGGGGGATCTGTTGCGGCTGCGGGGGCGGCATGGGCGGTTGCCCAGGCATAGGTGGCGGCTGCGGGGGAGGTGGCCCCATCGCCACCCGGCCCGTCTCGAACACTTCTACATCTTCGACTTCTTCATCCGCCGCCAGAATCTCGATCTGTTCTTCGGTGAGGTCGGTAAGCTCAGTCTTGACGGGAGTTTCATTGACTTCCCACCAGGGCTTTAGCAAGCCCGTCTTTCGCACCAGGGCGTCATCAACCGCGCTTAGGAACTCCATGTAGCCACGGTTCTTGTTGAACACGGCGTCTAGCGCCCACGCCGTGGCGTCCTTGGCTGCTTCCACGTCTTGTGGCTCAGTGGCCGTGTACTCGACGATGGCGTGGCTGCCAAACAGCACGCGCATCAAAGCGGGCTTAGCCACCTCTACCGCGTCGCGCACTTCGCGGGTGACTAGCTGCGACCGGCCCTCGACTTCGTTGCCGTACTCCTCGCCTTCATAGGCGCGGGTGGTGCTGTCACGCAGGTCGCCCACTTCCTCGGCGTAGTCAATCGCGTCATCGACCTGGGCCTTGACGACAGCAGCTACTTCTTCGTCCGTCAGCGGCTTTAATTTTCGGGCCATGCTTGATACTCCCCGCACCATGCGTCGGTGATACTTGCTAATTCGTCAGCGTAGCCTTCCAGCCCCAAGATCAATGCCTCGATCTCTCGGTAGTAGGCGTCGCCCTCAGTGGGGCCATGGTACGCTATCCCGCCGTCCAAGCCTACTGGCCCCTCATACTGCGTTAGCACGTCCCATAGTATTCCTGCGTCCGGGTTAGGCAATGCCGGTTCCGGCACCCTAACGCAACCGGGGGCTTGATCCAGCGGCGGCGCAGACACGCAGCCACTAATGCTTATCGCGCAGGCCGCCAGAAGGCCGCTGACCCTTGGGCCGTTGAATAGCGTCACGTTTCTTTTCCTCGGTTGCCTTGCGTGAGGTTGCCTGCGCCTCTCCGGCCCGCTTGGTGCCTACCTCGCGGGCCTTTAGTACGTCTACTTCGCCCTCTGCCATATCCAGCAGTGCCGCTGCCCGCCGCCACTTGCCGCCCACTACGAGGAGGACGACCAGTAGCAGCACGCTCACTCCTAGCGCGACCTTAAATCCCCACGCCTTTAGGGCGATAAACATTACTTTAGCTCCTGTTTGATTGCGCGTGCGATAGGCACCAGCACGGCAAGCCCGATGGCTACCTTGCCCGCCAGACCCTCGGGTAGAAAAGCCAGGGTTGACGGGCCTAGTTCAGCAAGCGCGATTACCGCTGCTGATGCGATGCCCAGCCAGAAGCTCCACGCCTTGGAAAAGTTATCAGCTTTCTTCATCTTCATAACTCCGGGTAATGTGGCGGATAAGCGCGTCGCCTACTGCGGCCACGGCTTGCTTAGAATACTCTCGGTACGCCGCAACATCATAGGAGCTTGTCAAAAAGAACAGTTCCATGACGATGCCGCCACCCTTGCTTACGAACCCTAGTCGTGCGTGTTGGCCCGCGCCTTCTGGCTTTGCGCCCCGGTTGGGGATGCCGAGTGCCGTGCTGACCGCGTAGCACAGTTCAGCCGCCAGGGGAAAATTGCTCTGGCGGCTTAGCGTCCAGCACCCTCTGGCGGCGGGCGAAGCAGCGTCGGTGTGGAACTCCACCGCCACGTCATGTTTGGCGGCCAACATCTGCGCTTGACGCAGGGGTAAGTTCTCCCCGGCGGCACCATCCTTTGCGTACACGATGCCCCGGCTGGTTAGGTAGGTGCCTAGTGCGTCGCGGAAATGCGTGACGATACCGGCCTCTTGTAGGCCGTTCGCCACCGCGCCTGGGTCGGTATCACTGTGGCCTGCCGATATAAACAGCGTTTTATCCTGTAGGGTAATCATACGGTCGCCTGCACGTTGCGGGTTAGTCGGCCCTTCTTGTGGTAGCCTCTGCCACCTGCTGGTGACTTGCTGTTGACCACATCATAGGGGGATGCTGACGATGCCAGCGTGAGTAGCACCGCATCTGCCTCGTCTGGCGACCGGTAGCCTCTACGCTTCATCTCACGCTTGCCTTCTACCTTTAGCTTACCATTACTCAGGTATTCCGCCATGGGCGTTGACAGCTCAGACGCAAGGTTCTCGCTATACGGTAGGCATAGTCCATGCTCCACCAATGCCATCTTACCTCGATACCATAGTTCATCCCGTAGCCGGTTGCCTTGGCCCAGCATCCCCGAACTCTCGCTGACGTTGACCGCAACAGATGGTAGCCCCATCTCAGATAGGCGGTCGGCCACTCCGGCCCCCATGCCAATGGCGTCCACCATGATCTCCGCCGGACGGTCTTCCACTGCGGTAGCGTCCCATAGCGCCTTAACCACGCCTACGGTGCCCATCAAGTCCTTACCGCCCCACGACATTACCTCTGACACTACCGGGCCGCGCCGCCGGGCTAGAGCCACGCGATCGTTGCCCATGCGCGCTACGTCCAGCCCCCATATTTCTTTAGTGTCTGGCGCTAGCTCGAAGGTGCGTTCCATGGCCTCGTCCACCAGTGCCCGTGATATGTAGCTCTGGCCATCGTCCAGCGGGAACTCGCCCAGCACCCGGATGCGGAACTCGTTTGATTCCTTGCCGTACTGGCGTGCGATGCCTTCGATAAAATCAGGGTCTACGTTGGGGTTGCCCACGCATGACACGTTGACAACCTTCCAAAAGTCCTTTAGCGCGTGGTGGGTGTCGAAGAAGTAGCCTGAGTTACGGGTAGGGTTGCCAATAAGCACCGTGGTGGCGTTGGACGTGGACATTGAGCCAGCCGCAGCTTTAAACACGGCCTCTGGCACACCGCTGGCCTCGTCAACCACTAGCAGCACGCGAGGTGCGTGGATACCGGCCAGTGCCTCCGGTTTGTCGCTGGAACTGGTACGCGCCGATATAAAGTTGCCCGTGGGGCTGGATTTAAGGCGAATATGCTCGGTCGTTATATCAAACAGCGTGCTAAGGAATTCGGGCATCTTGCCCATCCACACTTTCACCTCAGCCATCAAGCCATCAAACAGCGTGCCTGCTGCCGGAGCCGTACAGATTACCTTGCACTCCATGTTAAACACTTGGGTGTGGATCATGGCCCACGCCATGGCGGTGGTCTTGCCCGTACCGTGGCCACTGCGGATTGACAGACGACGCACGCGCTTAACACATACGTCGTCCAGCACTTCGACCTGCCACGGCTGCGGGATGACCCCCATGTTGTCGGCTATAAAGGCGAAGGGCTTATTGCGATACCGCCGGATGAAGTCTTCAAAGGGGTTTGTTTTCACAAGAGTGGATGCCCGCTGTTGTCGTCATCTTCGTCGGAGGTTTCCTCTTGCGGCACCTCCACGTATTCCCCGTCAATAGGCTCCTCCATCACCTTGCGCAGTGCCTCCATGTGCAGGCCAACCGTTCCCTTAACGTTAAGGTCTACGGCGGATTTATTGCCCCAATTCTTGTTGCTGGCGCGTTCTGCGTACCACTGCCGGATGCCTGACGCTACTTTGGCCGCTGCTGGCTCCACTCTCCCGTCTATCACGTCCTGGGCCAATTGGAGGTTCTGCTCCACCATCCGCTCTGAATTCATTTCCTTGGCGATGGCGTATTCTTCTGCGTACTTTGTCGTCAGCAGGCGCATGAGCGTTCCGTAGTCCACGCCGAATCGCGATGCTATCTTAGTCAGGGGGCGGCCCTCGGCCACCATGT